GAAGAACTTTGTGACCTTTCTGTAAGAGGATTGGAAGAACTGATAGACTATCAAGAGTACCCTGTAAAGGCAGCAGAGATAGCTACAAAGGCACGTAGGAGTCTTGGAGTAGGTTTCATTGGTTTAGCACATTATCTTGCTAAGTTGGGTCATAAGTATGAGTCTCAAGAAGCATGGGACGCAGTACATGGACTTGCTGAGTCTTTCCAATACTATCTTATAAAGTCATCTAATGAGATTGCTAAGGAGAAAGGATGGTGTGAGAACTTTGGACGCACTAAGTATGCTGATGGAATCCTACCTATAGATACATATAAGAAGGACGTAGATGAGATTTGCTCTCAACCACTTGCACATGATTGGGAATCTCTTAGGGCATCTATCTTGGAACATGGACTCAGGCACAGTACATTGTCTGCACAAATGCCATCGGAGAGCAGTTCCGTTGTGTCAAATGCAACCAATGGAATTGAACCTCCAAGAGGATACTTGTCCATTAAGAAGTCAAAGAAGGGACCCCTTAAGCAGGTTGTTCCATCTTATGGGACTCTAAAAAATAACTATACTTTATTATGGGATATGGAATCTAATGAAGGGTATATTAATATAGTTGCTGTAATGCAGAAGTTCTTTGACCAAGCAATTTCTGGTAACTGGAGTTATAATCCAGAGAACTATCCTGATAATGAAGTGCCTGTATCTGTAATGGCTAATGATTTGTTGACAACATATAAACTTGGATGGAAGACATCCTATTATCAGAACACTCATGATATGAAGACTGATGAGGTAGATGAGGATAAACCAGATCTTCAAAATCTATTGGAAGAACTAAGTGATTCTAATCAAGAGGAGTGTGAGTCCTGTGCCATCTGATATTAAAGGAATGACTGTCTTCAATACTGAAGACGTGAACACAAAGAAGCAACCAATGTTCTTTGGTAAACCATTGGGTGTTCAAAGATATGATAACTTCAAGTATCCTGTATTTGATAAGCTAACTACACAGCAGTTAGGATACTTTTGGAGACCAGAAGAAGTATCTTTACAAAAAGATCGTGGAGACTATCAAACGCTTCGTCCAGAACAGAAGCACATCTATACGAGCAATCTTAAATACCAGATTATGCTTGATAGTGTACAAGGCCGTGCTCCTGGCATGGCTTTTATACCTTACTGTTCTCTACCTGAGTTAGAAGCATGTATGGAAGTGTGGGGTTTCATGGAGATGATCCATAGCAGATCCTATACTTATATCATTAAGAATGTTTATCCAGATGCATCTGAGGTCTTTGATACTATTATCAAAGAACCTAAGATATTAGAACGTGCCGCAAGTGTAACAGAATCATATGATGACTTCATCAATGAAGCACAGCAGTGGGGTCAAGGTAATCTATGGAAGCATTTGGATAAAACATTAGACACCTCCCTTCCTGTCTTGGAAATTAAGGAGGTCAAACGTAAACTTTATCGTGCAGTGGCCAATGTTAACATCCTTGAAGGCATTCGTTTCTATGTCAGTTTTGCTTGCTCTTTTGCTTTTGGTGAACTCAAACTTATGGAGGGAAGTGCGAAGATTATATCCCTCATTGCCAGAGATGAAAATCAACACCTTGTTATCACCCAATCAATCTTAAACAATTGGAGAAAGGGTGATGACCCTGACATGGTTGAGATAATGAAAGAGGAGGAGCAGTGGACATATGATATGTTTGATAAGTGTGTGAATGAGGAGAAGAAATGGGCAGAGTATCTCTTTAAGGATGGAAGTATGATTGGTTTGAATGATAAATTACTATACCAGTATGTTGAGTGGATTGCTAACAAGAGAATTAAAGCTATTGGTTTGAAACCACAGTATGATATTCCTCTAAAGAACAATCCCTTGCCTTGGACAACCCATTGGATATCATCTAAAGGGTTGCAGGTAGCACCACAAGAGACTGAAGTTGAGTCTTATATGGTTGGTGGTATTAAGCAAGACATTAAAAAGGACACCTTCTCAGGATTTAAACTATGACTACATCAGAAGATAAATGGAATGATGCACTTACTATCTTCACAGAGAGTGTGCATAAACCAGATAATAAATTGAGGAATTGCGCACATAATCAAGAATGCTATAATGAATTAATGTGGATTCGTGGACATGTAATAGAATATTTGCAGACTCTGCGTAAATAATAGTATGTTATTTCCAAGAAAATATGCAAGTTGTCCTTGGCCTGATTCGAGGTATAGAGAGTATATGAATGGACGTCTTAAAAAAATTGATATGAGATATCGTCTTAATAAAATTAAGTCTGGTATTGATAGTAAGCAGTGGTATCCTGATTGGGATGATAAAGAACGATGGGCAGCTCAGCAAGCACTAAATAATGCGCTAGATGTCCTTGAGGAGTATGACTATTGACTATGAGAATCCGTGGGTCTATAATGGGAAAGCTTTTGGGTCTTGCGATATTGGGGAGACTTTTGGGTTTGTTTATAACATTACTAATAATCATACCAAACGTCAGTACATCGGAAGGAAATACTTTTGGAAGTTTAGAACTCCTAAGGGTAAGAAAAGAAAAGTAAAATCTGAATCTGATTGGAAGAAGTACTATGGGTCTTGTCCAGAACTTAAAGAAGAGATTGAACAATTGGGTAGACAGAACTTTAGCAGAACTATCCTCAGCTTACATAACACAGCTGGCAAAACAAACTACGAAGAAACGAAACAACTCTTCAGCAACAATGTCCTCACAGAAGCATTTGATGACGGAACCCCAGCCTATTACAACAGTAACATCCTCTCCAGATATTTCAGAAAGAATTACTTTGGGGGAGACTGATGAGGTGGTTGCACATATAACACAGTGGGCTAAGAAGAAACTTGAGGATGCGGTGACAATTGGAGAGAAAGATGCTTTGTATAGGGAGTTTGAGGAGTGGATAGAATTGCAAGATGAGGATGAATGTGATATAATTAGTGTTGAATTTGAAGAATCTGAACAAACATGAGAATATTTCTAGATACTGCTGATACTTCTATTATAGAGAAGCATTTTGCTACTGGACTTATAGATGGCATCACTACCAATCCAACTCTGATTAAAAAGAGTGGTAGAGATCCTTTAGAAGTTTATCAAGAGTTGAAGGACTTAGGTATTTCAGATATCAGTATGGAAGTAGTGGGTGATGCTGATGAAATGATTCAGGAAGGTAAGGGATTGTATGATACCTTTGGTGATTGTTGTACAGTTAAAGTTCCTTGTAGTCCAGATGGTTTAAGAGCATGTAAGGAACTATCAGATCTTAATATTAGGGTTAATGTAACTCTTATATTCTCTCAGACACAAGCAATCCTAGCATCAAAGGCAGGTGCTAAGTATGTGTCTCCATTTGTAGGTAGAGTGGATGATAATTCTTTTGGTGGGATATGTTTAGTTAAGGATATTGTAAATGTCTTTAAGGAACATTTTGTAACTACTAATGTATTAGCAGCATCTATTAGAAATGTAAGGGATGTTGGTAGATTGTTTGAGCATGGTGCTGAGATTGTTACAATGCCACCAGCAGTATTTGAGAAGATGTACAATCACATTCTTACAGACAAGGGATTAGAACTCTTCCAAGCCGATTGGGAAAGTGTCCACTCCTCTTGACTTCTTGAACAGTTTCCCCTATACTAAGGGGGTCAAACAATAGAGCAATGGAACTCACTTCAAAATTTAAGAAGGATTTAGATACCCTGAGGGGTGC